AGGCATATCTTTAACACTCCACCTAACATTATTACTGTATTCAAGCATCTCATCGCCAGTTTTCTCTTTTACAACTTGGCCTCCACTGCCACCGCTTATTCCTTGAGAAATTAATGTGAGCCTATGAGCTACCAAATATCTTGCTGCTTGTTCTAATTTACTTCCAAATACCGAAGCACTAAGATCACTTGTGACATCTGCGATAATTAAATTCCACAAATCATCACTAAGAGTTGATAATTCTGGAGCAATTAAAAGTACATTAGCTTTTGTAGTAGCAGACATTTAATTATTCTTTCTTTTTTAACGCTTCTTCGACTTCTCTAATTTCTTCGACTTTTTTGTCCAAGGCTTTAATAACAGTTTTTCTTATGGTATCTCTTTTTTCTTCGATGCTTCTCAAATGTTCTAATTCGCTTATTTCCATTGTATTATCAATGAGTGAAATCATTTCGTGAACATTAAGCGTATTATAATCAATATCATTTTCATTTGTGCCAACATCAACTGAAATTACTTCTTCTTTATCATCTTTGTCTACTTTAATGTCAATAGAATCTTTCGGTTTGAAAACAGTTAATATTGTTTCATAATATTCCATTCTTCTATTAGCAGCTTTAACTATTGCTAACCAAATCTTTTCTGGAATGTGATTTTTCCCAGGAATGAACCGAAAATATTTTTGAAGTCTTGTCTTCTCTTCAATATAAGGTAAAGATAATGTGTTCGGTTTATTATAAAAAATAATCATTTCTTGATTCCCCATCAATTAAGATTTTGGGAGGCATATTTCAGCCTCCCTAAATAGAATTAAATACCAGTTAAAAATAAACAAGCCATAGGATAGCGAACGACAACCCCGCCATTCCGTGCTTCTACATTAATAACATACTCAAGATTTCTCTTCTCAACAGGCTCAACTTCCATTTCCATAGGAATACGATTCTCAATTACTTCAGGATCTCTCTCATAAAATACAGCACCATCTTCAGTATCACCAGTAAAAGCATTGTCTAATTCTGTTGACAGCCATCCAACAGTGGTTAAACCGTATGCGTTACCAGGTTTCGTAATCTCTTCAAGAATAGTAGTTTCAGAAAGACTATTGATTTTAGTCCTTGCAAGAATATTATATTGATCCATTGGAACCAACATAGTATCTGCTTCATGTAAGCCCTTAGAAGTGGTCCTAATTGCTCCAGTAGCATTACTTATATCAAGTAAAATCTCAGCAGCAGTCTTTAACGCCCACGTATCTCCACCTACGCCTGTTCCTACGGCTTGGGTTGGGATGTTAGTATTATTTAAAAATCCTACAATACCATATGTAGAATCGCCTGTCCATGCAAGATTGTTCTCTAATTCACGTATTGCTCGACGTGCAGCGTTAGCCTTAATTGTCTCAAGTGGCACATTAGCCATGGCAGCAGCGCGAATCTCTTGTTTAGAATAACCAAAAGAAGCACCAATACTCTTAACTCTTTGTGTATACTCACGAGTTACGGCATCTGCTCGTGGCAAATCATCTGCATAATTAGCAATAATCTTTGCCATACCTACCATTGTGATCATACGGTAAGTAATACTCTCTGCACCAGGATTGTCCCTGTTGCTTACTGGAATATATTCACGATACTTCAATTCTCGTTGTTTATATTCGTATAACTTAGACTCTATCTCCTCAAGTTGTCTTGAAAGAAAAAGTGTCTCATTTGCATCAAAATGATGTTTAACTGCATCTAAGCGAATCATTTATCAAACCTCCTCTATATTCAAATTATGGTAAGTTAATCTCAACAATTGCAATTCCACTTGCTGCGGCGCACCAGGTAATACTGCTGCATCGCTTGTATCTGCATCACTTCGACAAGCACCTAAAGTCTCTCCAGTTCCAGCAACGTATCTTACGTATACATCACTACCAGCGGTAACTGCATCTTCAACTTGAACATAAATCCGGCCTTTTCTTAACACGCTCATTGCTTCGCCAAGTATGTATCCGTCACTACCATTGCTTCCAGTAGATGTCAAATTCTGTACAACAGCCTGTGTATGAACAGTAAACCCGAGAACTGTTCCAGATGCCGTGATATCGGTAGCTGCTATTGGGCTTCTTGCCTTGTCTTGATCTTGAGGATCTTGACATACAACAAGACCAAAACCTATTGCTGCAGAATTACCTACAACAGCAGTAATAGTACAGTTTGCAGTCCCAACAACCGTAGTAGTTGTTCCAGCAACATCAGATTCTACTTGTAAATATTCATTAGCTGCGGTGTAATAAGATGTAACAGGCTCACTACCAGCATTAATCAATGCGTGTAATGCAGCGGCTAACTCAGCCTTAGTATCAGAACCATCAGTCGTTACGGTGAATGCAGTTCCATTAATTGTTGCCGTTGTGGTTGTATCTGCTGCCGTAATAGTAACCGTATCAAGTTTCTTACTATAATTTGCATAAGTAAGAATAAGATTCTCGGCAGAGTCACAAAGCTGACCTGGTAACCCAATATCCATTGCAGTTTGAACGCTTGTTTGCATAATTTATTCTCCTTATCTTGCTTTACGATTTTCAGCGTCTTTTAACAAAAACTTTTCTTTAGGACTTAATACTTTATCATCCTTGTGATCTTTTGAATCTTTATTGAATGCAGCAGTCGCATCATCGCCATCAATTTTTTGTTTCATCTCAACAATTTCATTGATTGCGTCAAATCTTGCATTAATGTAGTCAGCAGACTTACCTTCAGCGTCAAAACCTTCAGAAATAGCCTTGATACACTCAATTTTAATCTCATCAAGTTTCTTGTCTTTGGTGTCAACTTTTAAATTCTCAGCTGCGTCATAAACAGTCTTATACGACCTTACAATTGCTTGAATTTCAACAGAATTAGGATCTTTTAAATTAGCTACTTCTTTCAATAACTTATTGATCTCTTCCCTGTTCTGATCATTCTTTGCTTGTAACTCATCTTTGTCTTTATTGAGAGTAGTAATTACCTCAACAGCTTCGTCAAGTTTACTTGACATAGTTTCAAAAGAAGAAAAATTCTCTTCAGGAACTTCCACAGAGATTTCCTCGATATTAAAACTATCTAATTTGGTTGCCTTTCTAATGAACTTTACTAAATTAGGCATTTCGTCCTCCTGTTTAGATTTATCATTTCCATCTTGGTCCATTATTCTAACATTTCTTCCAGCTCTACCCTTTGGAACAATGCTTAAATGATTATATCTTATATTTGTTTGCTTTGCGTCGTAATCACCATCTTTTGCATGAACGCCTTTTTCAGGGATAACCATACATTCATATCCACCGCTCAACTCAGAAGTCATCCCTTCTTCAGCCCTGGCAATAATAGTATCTATTGTATCTTTATCCATTATTGTCATGCTTCCGGCAAGATAATCTCCTTCTCGTTTAATATCTTCGCCTACGACGCCAACGAGTAAATTTTTTACATTTTCAGTTGTTACCATTTCTTCGGGATGCAAATTTGTGATAGGAACTAATTGAAGGGATTTTATTGAATCTTCAGAAAATACTTCTTCTTCTGGCCTTAATTCACGGATAAGATTCATGTTATCATCGTAATAATTAAATACGCCAGTTCTTGTAAATCTGCCTTTACAATGAAGAAATCCTGTATTCTTATCTATATGCATAGTAGATGGTTCTGCGTCAAATTTGAAATCAAAAACCCTATCTTGTATTGGCGTATCGTCAGAATCTTTCTTTGTTTTATTTCTGTTTCGCCACATAGAATAACAAATAGCGGCTTCTTGACCAGGCTTGCCTTCTTTATGTTTTTCCATATAAGAAAAACATCGAGACATGAACTGTTCTTTTGATTCATTTTTTCTGGGTTTATCCGGCATACTACCATCCTCCGCTTGAAAAATATATTAGATAAATTATATTTGAAAATCTAAAAGAAGTGAAAATGTGGTATAACATAATTTCCTTTTTTAAAGAATTTTATTCAACTATATTATACCACATAATTTAAGAAAAAACAATTATTTTTATTATTTTGATTATTCTTCTTTATTTAACTCTTTGTTTTTATTGTCCTGATTTTTTTTATCTTCTTCTTCACTATTTTTATTATTTGTTTCAATCATTTGCTCTTTAGGCTCTTTAAACTCACCAAGTCTTTTATTCAAATTAATATTCGTATCAAAGGAATATCCATCTGGCCTGAATCTATTCTTTGCAACTTCGTCAGGAGTCAATACTTGATTCTCGATATATATTTGATCAACTTGTGCTTGCATTTTACGGGAAGTTGTTATTTCTTTATCTGTTTCAGACCACAAACTCTTAAACTCAAAATCCCACTCAGGTTCCTTGCCTTTTGTTATGCTATCTTTTGACCGTAAGAATATTCTCAGTATCTTATCGAGTCCTGGCCTTATTTCATCTTCTTGATAAGACGCGATATTATCATAATATGTCCGAGTTGTTTCCGTAGCACCAGCAAGTGTTCCGAGAGATTCGCCAAATAACCTTGTTCTTGGTATTCCGCTACATGCAGATCCTATTTGAATGAAAATATTAATAAGATCACTTAATCCATTAACAGGTGTTTGTGTTTTTGTAAACTCTTCATCTTCACCAATCAAACATATCCCGAGAGAACTAAGATTTCCTATAGCATATTGAATTCTAAGGTCTAACATTTGCATACCTTCGTCACTCGAAAGTAATTCAACGAGATTTGGAATCTTTAATATTTTCGCAATAAAATCTTGAAATAATATTGCTGCAGACTGCAATGAAATTCCGTATTGTTTAAGCGCGAGGTTTATACTGTTTAAAACTGAGTCATTCCAATTATTGTTATTTATACGAGTCAATTCCGGTAAAAATTCGCCGTCAAAACGGATAACTCTGCTCTCGTGAATTTTTCTGCCATATTGATTTGTACTGCTGCCGCCATTACGATAGGTAGAGAGTCGATACATTTCTGGTTCACCGTAATTAGGCTTGAGCGGATTTTGGTATGTACTATCTATTTCTATTGCATATTTATCAAGCACATTGAGATATGCTATCTCATCTATGTTATCGTAATTTAATTTTCTTTCTGGACTTCCTGCGCCACGCACGCCTATAATTATTACAGATCCACCATCCAATCTTGCCAGTGTTGCCGCTTCTTTAAATTTCTTCTTTATTTGATATTTGCGACATTGTTTATAGAGATATCTTACTATTCTTTCATCTTCAGAATTTATATCTATAAATTTTCTTATTGCATCGCTTGGAATTATTGATATTATTCGCTTACAGAGCCAGTCATACCGAAAAAGGCTACGGATAGTATCTTTATCTAATTCAGTTGATATATTAAATGTGCTTCGTGTAACTGGGTCATAACTTCCGCCAAACCCAGAACGTGAATTATTCCATGCATCCAATTTCTTTTGTATATTCTCCATTCGTTTCAACATCTTTTCGTCCATAACATTCTCCTATTTTAATTTCATAGCTCGCGCAAGTGCTTCAGCTACACTTATACTTTTTTCTAATATAGATGCATGACCAGTACAATCAGCCCAACAGTCATCATCAGAATCTGGAAATACAGTAATATCACTTTCGTATTCTTCTAACCAAGGAGCATCTTTTTTAAAGAACACTCTCCCGTTTTCCGTATATGATGCCATTGGGATACATCTTGAAAACTTATCTTTATTTTTTGTTTTGACTTCTTTGAAAGGGATACTAATACCATTCATCTTATCTCTTCCGAAAGATTGTTTAATAAGGATCTTGCCTATTTTTTCATTCTCTACGAATATCTCAGAGCATTTATTGCGGAAAGCAAAATTAAGGATTGTATCGTGAAGTATCTCGTGCTTTATTTTACCTTTTAAAGCATCTAATAGAAGCCATACTTTATATTTCTTTGAATATCCCCAGGCTAACATTCCAGAAGGATCGTTTCTTGTTTTTATTTCTAAGGCAGGATCTACGATAACTATTCTTCGTAAATCTTTGGAAGGAATTATCATTGGATCTTGGTCCGGAAGATGACAAACATAACTATTCGTTATCCAATCAAGTGTCCAATATCTGAAATACATACTTTTGAAAAGGTTTCCGCCTCTCGCTCTTGGATTACCTTGCCAAAGTGAAGCCCATACAAAAGGTCCGGCTGTTTTTTTGACATTCATTAACATTTTAGCAGAAAATCGCTCAGGCCACAATGCCTCTCCTGGCTTTCTGCCGAGAGGATCATCTTCTTCTGCGATTGCCGGGAGGTTTATATGCTTGAAATCAAAAGGAAAATCATCTCCTTCTTCTTTGTATTGTTTTATAAGACGCCCAGAAAGATCATCATCATGCCATCTTGTAGCAAGTACTATAACAACTGAATTTGGATGCAATCTACTAGAGGCTACACTTTGCCACCAATTCCATAGCTTCTCTCTTTGTGTTTTGCTCTCAGCGTCCTCATGGCCTCGACAATAATCGTCAATTATCATGAGATCACTCCCGAAGCCAGTGATTCCGGACCCTACGCCAGCAGAAATGCATCCACCTCTTTCTTCTGTATCCCATGCCGATCTATTGAATATTGTTTTCGATGGTTTTGTATCCCATAATACAGGACCCCATTTAGCAAATACATCTTTTGCATAATCAGAATGTTTGTCACTTAAATCAGAAGCATAAGATGTTAATATTATTCTTTTATATGGATATCTTCCTAAATACCATGCTGGTAAATGGCAAGATATTAATTGAGATTTCCCATGGCGACAAGGAACATTAATTATTAACATTCTATTCTTGTCAGATTTTTTTTCTATAGCTTTTTGAACTTCATCTGATATGAACTTTATATGCCTCGGTATCTTCGCATTACTCGCTAATTTCGGGAACACATAAAAGAAATGTTTAGCCATTGCAGCTAATTGTTCATGAGTCATTCACTTCGCTCCA